ATTCTTAGCAGTTACATATACAGGGGAAGGTTCTTCTTCAATAAAAGGAGTGTTATTACGAGTAAGATTAACTTCAAAAGACCTAAGTCTATCAGCCAATAATTTCTCAATATAACGTTCCAACAAATCATTCTTCAAAGTAAGTGAAGTAGAAAAAGGAAGAGGAAAAACTAAAATATCCATATTACAACCGGACATAGTAGTCAAAACGGGAGTAAGAGCGTTATTAGTATCAGTATTACTCATACCAGCAGTAACAACATTAAACAAATAAATACAACAAGCAGCAGTACCAGAAATACCAGAGATACGCGGAATAGCATCATTATCAAGATCATTAAAATCAACAATGTTAGCCCCCTTGCCAAAAGACATAGCAGTTGGCATCGTACCAGTGATACAAGCTAATATAATAGCATAAGTACCAACCTTAGGAAAATAAATGTTAGGACCAGCAGCATCAGTACTAATATTCTTAAAATTATTATCAACAATAACATTAGCAAACGCAAGTCCAGCAGAACAATTAGCACTAGTAGCTTTAAAAACACCACCCTGTGCTAACAAAGGCCAAGTATCTAAAGGAATAGGCTCAGCAAAATCTAAATCAGTACCAATATAAAGCCTACCAATAGCAGGAAAAACACCATTAACAGGAGCTCCAGGAACTTGAATAGCAACAGACAAAGTGCCAAAATCAAACCGAGACGAATCACTCTGAGTATTACCATCTGAACAATAATACTCAATATATTGGCGATCTTTATGATCACACTCAATACCAAGCATCATATCATCATTAGGACCAGCAGCACATTTACTTTTCATCTGAAGTGCATCAAGGATATTGTTAGGAACAGGTTCATCATTACGGGATTGACTCCACATAACAACATCACCAAGACCAACAGTACCAGGAGCATCTGAACTAGTAGATTTGATACGAGCATATAATTTATGAGGATTCCATCTACGTTGCATGGGAGCCCTACGAGAACCCCAAGGATAAAGTAAAGGATTGGAAGGTTGTATAATAAAAGTTTGAACAACACATTGATTATTAGTAGCATAAAGAACACAGACTGGTTCTTCCCAAGCACATCGTTCCCAACCTTCAGGTGGCACTCGCTTCCCAAAAGAAGGAATACCATTAACTTTACCAGAGGCATGAATCAAATCATTAACTACGTAGTCACCATCACCAGAAATTACGGGACCTAATTGATTACCTAATTGCCTACCCACTGAACCAAGTCCTGGGGCATACGCATCGCCAGCCATTTGACCAAGATCACCCATCCTACCACCAACATAACCACGCAAAGCTTTCCAAGGAGAATCATATTTGGATTTAATATTATAACCAAAAATTTTATAATCCCCAGAACCCTTAATTAAACGGTTTTTTGCTTCGTATTCACGCGCAAAGGCGGCGTTTTGAGCTTTCTTATATCCTTTCTTTCCACCAGGAAAGATATTAACACGAGCTTGACCAGTTTCAATAGCGTCAATTTTAGCACGTTCTTTAGCTAGCTTCTTACGAAGTTTCTTCTTAGCTTTAGCTTCAGGAGTACGTGGAGGCATAATTAAAGATTGATTAAAACGATTTTCAACAATAGTAGGTTCTTTATCGAATAAATGTAAATAGACAGAATTAGGATAAATATTAAGAGATTCAACAAGTGTAGGAGAAATTTTAAAAAGGTCAGACTCATAGGTAAGTCTAGTTACAGGCCCACCTTCACTTCCTATGTACATTTGTTTAATTTCACCATCCGACTTATAAACAGAACGGATATCTTCCATCTTAATAACATTACCAGAAACCATAACAGATCCTACCATATCATCTTCATAATGACGTAACAACCAATGAATATAATCGTTAATAACCACACGACAATGCATGTTAGGCCAAGAATCAATACGCAAAGCATAAGCTCTTAATAAATGCCATCTAACATCATTAATGCTAGATCCATACAACAGAGAACACAAAACTTTTTGTTCATTAGGGCACGGCAACCAAACGCCATCGTACTCAACAAAAGTATGACTTAAGAAATCAAGTTCTTCAACAGAACGAGGTTCCCATACATCCTGCGAGGCAGTAGCACGCAAACCAACTGACAACCAATGTTTAGCAATTGAGCGCGCATTAAACCAAGCACGAATTTTCTCTGCAACTGAAAAAGTATTATCATCACCATTAAGAACAGCTTCAACACACTCCATAAACATGGAGTACGTAGGTTCGACTTTATTTTCCCAGCAACACAGTATAAAGGAATAGGCAAATAGTAAAAACAAAGCAAGAGTATTATCTACAATTGTATTGCCACTACCAGATGGACCACCAGTGAATTTTTGAAAGAGTTCACCATTCTCTAAAACAATAACTGAAAATATAATAGAATTATATAATAAAACATGCCGACGATAATTCTCAGAAGTTTTAAAACGTGAGTCAAAAAACTCCCAACGCATATCACGAACAGCAATTAATAAAGCAATAATTAAAGAGGCATCATAACTCTTACCATCTAAAGCAAAGCCTTTGCCATGTTTACGTAACTTAAGAAGCAATTCATGAAAACCACGACTAAATTTAGTACCACCAACAAAAGACCAAGATTTACCAGCCGAATCATAAAATAAATTATTCATAACTAAGTACATACGAGCACAACAAACCACATGTTCAATGGGAGATCCCAAAAAAGCACGCAGTGAGTCATATTCAGCACCATACTTGTACAATTTCTCTATTTCACGCAATTCAACCTTAACAGTAGAACACCAAATAGGAACATGAGAATTAGTATTATTAGAACCCATATCAGTCCAATAACCATCCCAAGGCCTAAGTTCCGCTTCAAAAATAGCAGCCTTATTTTTAAACTTTAAGTTCCAAGGATAACCACAAGAAGATTGTTGATTTAACGACTTAATAGCATCAATGGCATCAATAACCTCAGAACCACCCATAAACGGCATAAAATGTTTAATAGTCCAATTGTAAGCAAGAGACCACGCTTCCCTCTCCACTGGAAATTGAGGACGATCATACTTCGCAGTAGACCGAAAACCAGCTTCAAAGGAAGCCTCACACATTCTAAAAGCATATGGAATTTCTTGTTTTCTTTGAGTCAGGAAATCAAGAAAAGACTGATTTAAAATTTCGACATTCCTATAATTAGTGAAACGATTAACATTACATAACCATTTAACATGACCATTACAAAAATGTCTTTGAAAACCCAAACTAGAACCTGCTGTCGACCCCTGGAAGACTTGAACATCATTTAAATACAAAGCATAAAAACGAGACCAATTTTCTTCACTGGGCAGCAGGCTACCTAGAAAGACCATCCAAAGATAGCACCGGGTTCTTCAACAGAAATAAAACCATTTAATAAAGCACTACCAGTATTATGAAAGCCAACAGGCTTCCCATTAGTAGCATTAAGAACTAAACCAGCACAATGACCAAAGTCAGATGAAGCAGTATACCGCCAAGTGCCATCACCGACAGCACGAGCAATAGTACCACTAGAACTAATAATCTTAGTAACATTAGAAGGATCACGTCTCAACAAGACGACCTTCATAGCTTCAACCGGTCGATTAGGTTTAATTGATTTTACACACTTAGGTAATAAAGCGGCACTCATATCAATGGATAATAAATCAAAACCAGAGTGAATAAGTTTCTCTCTTGGAACATCAGAGGCCGTACCATCAAAATGATGTAAAGTAACAAAACAATCCTTAGCACAACCATTAGAATGAACTTTACATTGATCAAACATATGCGCGCATATAAATACCCGACCATTTACAACACTATAATTCATAACGCTAGTACAATCACAATTAATATGTGGAACTGTAGCTAGACCCAAAGAATTAATAGCATCTAAACAAGTAACAGGCGAATCTTTTTGAAAAACTTCAACCTTAGGATTACACTCAGCCCAGTGCATACAATGTTGACCACCACAACGAATACCGCAAACTTTACTTTGGTTAGGTTTAGGCTTTTGCAAACCCAAAGGACAATCCTTAACATGACAACAACCATTCTTAGCATCAACCAAAACAGGTCGATGTGTAATATTAAAGAACTCAGAGAAAACTTCACGATTCTTCTTATTAGCGTCAATAGCAATTTTTAAAGCTGTAGCATCATGGGGTTGACCACATTTCTTATCACAATTAGCCTTTCGACATAAAGAAATCCAGTTCACACCTTTTGATTTACAGAAACATTTAAAACACATATTACGCGCTAAAGAAGCAGCAACTTGTTTATCAGGCACTTTAAAACCACATTTACATGTAAAATCTTTCGATTCAGCAACAAAACCACCAGGACCCAAAACTATATCATAATCACCATATACAGGATTATTTACATCATAGGGATCCTGGTCACGATCACTATCAGCAGCACCATGATCACGACTATAATCCGCATCAGGGCCAACGCTATCACCAGCATGATCAGGATCAGAAACAATATGAACTTTACGTCTAGCCTTACGATCAGCAGCTTTCTTCTTATTAGCTTTCTTACGTTCAGGTAAACTTAAGTAATTACAACGATATAAATACAAAGCAATGGCAAAAATAACTAATAAAATAACTAAGATCCATTTTGGATCAGTAAATTTATTTTTTAAATAAGTCAAATCAGCACCACCACCAACTTTGTCACGAAAATAATCAAAGGCTCCTTGTTTATTTACGCTAGCAGCCAAATGATCAACTGCTTCATGACGAGCTTTCTCTTCAACTTCACTTAAAGGGGCTAAACCAACCTTTAAATTACTACGTTCAGACTCAACATTTAACAATGTAGGATCAGCAGCAAAACGATAATGCACGGCACAATATAAATCTTTACATGCGCGAGTACACTTCATGCCTTCAAAACGAAATACACAACGATTTTGAACACCACGGGATCTTTCAGCAGTAAAATGCTTATTACAAAATTTACTAGTATCTAAAGAATCTTCTTCACATCCATCATACGCACATAATGCAATGATATGGGCAGAAGAAGGATTCTCCAAACGAGAAGATAGTTCTTCAACAGCATCATCAGCTTGTTTAATAGCTTCATCACCGGAAAAACCATCATCTTTAGAACTAAATAAATTACGTAATACAGAAAAACCACGGGACAATTCAAACATCCAAGTAGCAAGTTTGCGCACCTCAGCATATAAAGCAAAAGCAGCATCTTTACCATGCACAAGAACCATCGGTATAACGATTAAAGCTGCACAAGCATCAAAAACTTTTAAAATCTTTGATTTGCCCGCAGCACTAGATTCAGATTTGCGACCGAACTTACTAACAAGCAAACGGGCCAAAGCAACACAGGCACCAAGCACAGCAAGAAAAGCAAGGGAATCTTTAGCCAATTCAGCCTTATTGGAATCAACAACTGCGCGTTTAACGGCAGTAACCGCATAACGAAAACGCGTCGATCGATCAACAATAAAACCATTAGATGCAAAAAGTATCGCACGATACCACCTAACCACAATAAGACCCAAACGCTTACACCCAGCCCAGACACCAGTAAGAGCTCCATAACCAAGGAAAATAGATAGCATGACAGAAAGTACATGCACACTCCAATGGAGCGACCAAAATAAATTGTAAACCATGTTAGTTCGTAATTAAACAAACAATTAACACAAGACAATAAAAAAGTATTCAGTTTATCAAGGATTAATAGATATAAGCG